GCGCAGACTGTCCTGAAGACGGTCTTGCTGCAAAGGCTGGACCCATGCCAGCAGCACCTGTTCCTATACCGTCACCAATTATTTTTGTCAGAGCCATCTACTTATCCTTATGCGTAAGGGCTGTCACCCAGCAGGTCTGCATCCCAAGCTGCCTTGAGTGCTGCAATGTCTGCTGCATTTGTAATTGCTGTAGCGGCAGGTGCATTACGCAAGTTAGTTTTCTTGGTTACTGATGCTGCTTTTGCATCTGCATCGTCAGCCTCTAGTGCTTTCATATACACTACGTCCTCTGCTTCTAGCAGTGGCGCACGTACTTCACGGATTTTGTCCTTGAAGATTTCTTTGGCCTTTGTCATGTCCTCAGAGATGACTGTGCCATCCAATGACCATGCACCACGGAAGTGACGGTCAGAAGGAACGGTGGCTGATGCAGCATCAATCTGATTCCCGTCCTTGTCTACGATGTATGTTGTTGCCATTAGTTTTCTCCTATGCGGCTAATTCAGTGACGCTAAGTTCCTCAGTTATCTTCCAAGCATTGCGCCACTCACGTGTGCTTGGTAACTGTTCTTTACGGCATATAACCATCTTTGGTTTGTTGCCCTCATTCCAATTGCGCCACACATGCTGTGGGCAATCTTTCATAATTAGATATTCTATTGCTTGCTCTTCTGTCATAGCCTCTACAGGCTTTGTGTTGTGTAGCAAGTGTCCTCTGGTATGCTTTACAAAGTCAGGCTTTGCTTCATCTTTAGCTAGTTCCCAGTATACCTGCACTGGTGGTAGGATGCCGCCCTGTAGCGCACAAGCCATCCAGTTAGGGTCAGGTACAAGTATCTTTGCACATTCGTCTATGCTGTCCTCGTACACTACACGATAGTCAGACTGTACACCGTCTAGGTTTTCTTTAGCCCAGCATAGTCGGTCAAATAGGTGTGTGCCTTGAAACTCTGGTGTTTCCATTATGCGAGGTCTCCAAAGGTTTGCATAATAAATGTTTGAGTATCTTGTGCGCTTGCATTTTCAGTATGATAACCTTTCATACCTGAAGTAGTCACGCCAGAAGAAAGAATAGAATTACCCACACTTGTATAAGTTGATTGAACTTCGGTTGACATTGCTGGTGCATGACTCCCGTTACCCATGCTGGTTGTGTTATTAAATGTTGCAATTCCTGTACCCCCATCGGTGACTGAGGCGTTGTTGAATGAAAGCGCTATAGCATTACTACTCGTTTGATTTATTCTTACCCAATGTTTACTTACTCCATTCACAACAAACTTTGTATCAAGTGACCCAGCGGTGCTGTGTTCTAGGGTATCTGCTTTTATCTTTCCTAGTGCCATTATGCGAGGTCTCCCATTGCTATCGTGTGCATATATACTTGGTCATTATATGCACCAAAACTAGAATTTCCCCCAGCAATGTAATATTTTCCTGTTTGCGGAGCAGCAGTGTTCCCGATTAATATTTCTCCTTGAGAGCCACAAGAAGGATGAGCATAATTTATAGCTGCCATACTAGATGAAAAAGCTGGCTCGTATAAGCCCGTACCACTATCTGTCACGGAACTACAATTCAAACTATCTCTGATAGCATTAGTACTTGTACCTTTATAATCTAACCAATGTTTTGCCAACCCCTGCTGCAAGTTAGTGGTCGTGCTATTACCTTCACCTGTTACAAGGATAGACCCAGCGGTGCTTGTGCCAGTAAGTTTGTTTACTAGTATCTCACTCATGCTAGGTCTCCTAAAACTAACGCACGATTTTCAATAGCGTCAACGTAACTGCCAACATAACTGTCAAAAGCATATACTGTTGTTGTACGAGAAATTCTATTTTCTACAGCGATACCATGTGATTGATTCCCAGCAAAACCAGCGGAAGCATATCCATTAGAATAACCTGAAGCAGTGTAATTTGTATCCGTAAACGCACTAGCCATTGTTACATTAAATTTTCCTGTAGCGGTATCTGTAAGGCTACTAAAATTTAAAGAATCTCTTGCGGTAGTGCCAGCCATACTAAAATTAACAAATGCTTTTGGTGCATTTTGTTTAGTCAGCGTAGCCGCACCACCGCCTGTACTCTGAATGGTATCTGCCTTTAATGTACTCATAGCGTCACCAATGTCCCACCGCTTTCAACGGTTAATGTAACACCAGAAGCCACAGTAAACGGACCAGTTACGTTGGCGTTCTCTGTAGCTAGGATGGTTGTGTCTGCTGTAAGGGATTGTGCGTTGGTACGAAACAAACCACCAGCCTTGAAGTTACCTTTGTTCTCAGCGGGTGGTGTGATTGAACCAGCTTGGGGTGCTAGGTAATTTACAAAGATGTTACCCGTACCAGAGGAAGGGGCAGCAGTGAATGTAAGTGTAGTGCCATCAGGAATAGTGTAGGCTGCTGTGTCTTGCACAACACCATCAACTGACACCAGTACGTCTTGCACAGAAGATACTGTTGTAGTCAATGTAAATGTGGTATCGCTACCGTCACCATTAAAGCGTTGTACAGCTTTAGTAGCTTGGTAGGAACCCGGAACTTTCTGACCAATATACGGCATACTTTATTCCTTATGAACTAATTGTGTCAACTACGGAAACCCAAACATCTGCGCTTGATGCAGTATCACTCTTTACGTTGAGTATATCGCCAGATTGCATTACAACCTTTGCACCACCATCCAAGACCTGTAGGGCTGAACCCACTGGGATTGGGGCATCTTTAATGATATAGTAATCATCAGTAGCACCTGCGCCAGTGATGTATACGTCCATTAAGATTTGTGAGGTTGTAACATTAGCAATATTGATACCGATAAGAGCATCATCAGAGTTTGCGGTACGTAAAACAACTTCACTTGTACCAACATTCCGTGCAATGTTTCTTTCAAAATCCTGTGCCATTTTGTCTCCTAGTAAGATTAAGTATAATTATACCATACTTTTATATGTTTGTCAAGTAAAAACTATAGGGCAATTGCCATCGCCACTGCAAAACCTGCTGTAGCACCCGTTGATGGAAGATTAGTAAGCTGTGAGCCATCAACTGCTGGCAGTCTAGATGACCCATCAAGTTGTACTACATTGTTTGCACTTGTACCTACAGTCTGTGTAGCGGCTGTACCCAAACCAAGTGATGTACGTGCAGTAGCACCTGTTTCTAAAACAAAGTTAGAGCCATCACCTACGATAAACCCACCGTCAGTAACAGCTAGTCCAGCTACATCTGCAAGCTGTGCATCGTATGCCTGTACGTCACTGCCAATTGCTAAACCAAGATTGGTACGTGCCGCAGAAGCAGTGCTTGCTCCTGTACCACCTGCAGCTATAGGCAAGTCACCTGAAGATGTAACACCTGACAGATCAATAGTAGGTGTAGTCAGTGTTTTATTAGTTAGTGTTTGTGTTGCTGTTGTACCTACAATCTCCTGATTACCACCAGCAGGTAAGGTTAGGGTGTTTGTTACACCAGCAGAGTGAGGCTGTGGCTGAACAGTTTGTGCATGAGCATTGCTAGACTCACAATAAAACTTTACCTGTGAACGTGTGCCTGTGCCTGTACGAATATCAACAAGACCATCAGATATAGATACACCGCCTGATGAACCATTACCATCAAGGTTTACTACACCAGTTCCATTTGGCAAGATGTCAATATTACCATTTGATGTGGATACAATATCGTTACCGTTTACATCTAAGTCACCACCAAGCTGGGGAGAAGTGTCCGATACAACGTCTGTCAAACCACCTGCTGCACTAACAAGATTACCAACAGTCATCTTACGCAATGCGGTTGCGGAGTTGTCGTACAACAGAACTAAATCGTTTGTAGTATCTACAGATGTTTCTGCAGTCTGGCCTGTAATGACGTTAGCATTAACCATTGCGGTTTCAACGGCATCATTAGCAATGGTTACTGCACCGCTACTTGCCATTGTTACATCACCAGAAATAGCAACTGGATTATAATTAGTACCATCGCCTACAAGCATATGACCTGCAGTGTTTGTACCCATGGTCAAATCATCACCAGAGATAGTTAAGTCACCAGCTATGGTTGCGTCAGCACCAGAAAAAGTTATTGCTGTTGTAGTGCCTGATTTAATAATAAGGTTGCCAGATGTGTTTGTTAAAGAGCCGTAGGTAGTACCCCCATCTTTTAGGAATACATCACCACCATCTGCATCAAGAATAATGTCTGTGCCAGCATCAAGAGTAATTGTGCTGGTGCTATCTATTTCTCCAATAACAGGAGTTGTAAGAGTTTTGTTTGTGAGGGTTTTGGTGGTTTGAGAAAGGTAGGTATCAAAAGTATCTACTGTTGTCTGGCGCATTGTGCCGCCATCATTAGTTACAATACCATCTCCACCTGCAACTGCTGTTGTACCAGCAGAAGAAGCACCATCCATGAGGTTTAGTTCAGCAGTTGTTGCTGTAACACCATC